AATAACTAGAGATTTTTTTACAGAAAGAGTTTTAGGTAAAGGTGGATACAAAGGAACTACTAAAGCAGATTTTGAAAAAATGAGTAGATCAGCTCAAGAATCAATGTACAAAGGTTATATCACAGGAAGAACTTCTGGAAAAACAGATGCTATGGGTAGAGAAATAATATCAACAGGTAAGGATGATGGTAATCAAGTAGTACAAGCACCACTTGTTGCAACAACTATGCCAGTACCAGGTTCAACAGATGTTGAAGTTTCACAAGCAACAGCTACAGAAGCAGAAGATCCAATTAAATTAAGAAAAAGAAAAACAAAAGCTAGAGGAAGATCTCCAACAATACTAACAGGTGTTACTGGTGTAACTGGTAGTTTAACTTTAGGTAAACCAAGTTTATTAGGAATGTAATATGGCACAATCAGAAAAAGCAAAAATTTTATTATCAAGATTTGACAGACTAAAAACTCAAAGACAAAATTGGGAAAGTCATTGGCAAGAAGTTGCAGACTATATGCAACCAAGAAAAGCAGACGTAACTAAATCAAGATCTAAAGGTGATAAAAGAACTGAACTTATTTTTGATTCATCACCATTACAATCAGTAGAATTATTATCAGCATCATTACATGGTATGTTGACAAATCCATCAACACCTTGGTTCTCTTTAAAATTTAAAAACGAAGGAATGGAAGGAGAGGATGAAGCAAAAGCATGGTTGGAATCTGCTACTGAAGTTATGTATTCAGCATTTAATCAATCTAACTTTCAACAAGAAATTTTTGAATTGTATCATGATTTAATTACATTTGGTACTGCAGCAATGTTTATCGAAGAAGATGATGAAGATAATTTAAAATTTTCTACAAGACACATTAACGAAATATATATTTCAGAAAATGATAAAGGTAGAATAGATACAGTATTTAGAAAGTTTAGAATATCTGCAAGAGCTGCAATACAAAAGTTTGGAAAAGTATCAACTCACATTGCAGTAACTGCAAAAAAAGATCCTTACGAAGAAGTAGAAATACTTCACGCAGTTTATCCTAGATCAGATTTTAATCCTACAAAACAAGACAAAGAAAATATGCCTTTTGAATCTATTTATATGGATGCAGATTCTGGAGATGAATTATCTGTATCTGGATTTAAAGAGTTTCCTTTTGTAGTACCAAGATACTTAAAAGCATCACACGAAATTTATGGAAGATCTCCTGCAATGACAGCATTGCCAGACGTTAAGATGCTAAATGAAATGTCAAAAACTATAATTAAGTCTGCGCAAAAACAAGTTGATCCACCTTTACTTGTTCCAGATGATGGTTTCTTATTACCTGTAAGAACAGTACCAGGTGGTTTAAATTTTTACAGAGCAGGAACTAGAGATAGAATTGAACCATTAAACATTGGTGCAAATAATACATTAGGTTTAAATATGGAAGAGCAAAGAAGAAACTCAATTAGAAATGCTTTCTATGTAAATCAATTAATGATGCAAGATGGTCCACAAATGACGGCTACAGAAGTTATACAAAGAAACGAAGAGAAGATGAGATTACTTGGTCCAGTTCTTGGTAGACTTCAATCTGAATTATTAAAACCATTAATCGACAGATCGTTTGCAATTTTAATGAGAAGAAACTTATTTGCTCAACCACCAGAATTTTTATCTGGTCAAGATATTGAAATTGAATATGTATCACCATTAGCTAAAGCACAAAAATCTACAGAGCTGTCATCTATTATGAGAGCGATTGAAATTATGGGTAGCTTGTCAAATGTTGCTCCAGTATTCGATCATATTAATATGGATAAATTAGTTAGACATTTAACTAGCATTGTTGGTGTACCTCAAAAAATTTTAAAACCACAATCTGAATTAAATGCCGAAAGACAAGAACAAGCAGCACAAGCACAACAACAACAACAAATGCAACAGCTACAACAAGTAGCGCAAGCAGGGAGAGACATAGCACCATTAGCAAAAGCATTGCCAGAAGAAGCGCAAGCAGTAGCTAATTCAGATGTGGAATAATATGCAATCAGAAAAACAAATGGAAAATCTCATAAAGAGATTAAGAGATAATTATCAACATATTTTTAATACAGACGAAGGCAAAGAAGTTTTGTCTGATTTAGAAAAAAGATGTCACTATCATTCTACTACCAATGTAAAAGGTGATAGCCATGAAAGTGCATATATGGAAGGTCAACGCAGCGTACTTCTATTTATAAAAACAATGCTGCAAAAGGAGAATAAGAATGTCAAGTGAACAGATAACACAAAATGATGTGCCTGTAGAAGAAACGACACAAACTACTACAGACACTCCTCAACAAACAGTTAGTTCTACAACAACAGAACAACCAACTGTTGCTAAATCTTGGAAAGATACAATCTCGGAAGAGTTTAGAAGTGATCCAAACATTGCTAAATTTACAGAGATAGATGCGTTAGCAAAAAGTTATATCAACGCAACTAGAATGATTGGACAAGATAAAGTTGCAGTACCGAATGAAAACTCAACAGATGATCAATGGAATGAAGTTTATGGAAAACTTGGTAGACCAGAATCACCAGATAAATATAAACTAGAAGTACAATCTGAAACAGTTCCATTAGATGAAAACACAGTAAAACAATTTGCAGAGAATGCTCATAAGCTAGGTTTAAATAATAAACAGGCTCAAGGTATATTGGAATATTATAAAAATTCTATGGAAGGTTCTTTGCAACAAGCAAGAATAGATACTGAAACTGCTCAAGCAAATGCTGAACAAGAACTTCGTAAAGAGTGGGGTAGATCTTATGATGAGAATATAAAAAAAGCTGGTGCTATTGCTAAAGCAAACATGAGTGAAGATATTCTTAACATGGAACTAAAAGATGGTACTCGTATTGGAGATCATCCTTCTGTAATCAAAGGTTTTGCAAGCATTGCTAATCTAATGTCTGAAGATAAATTAGTAAGTACAGAAAGTGAGAATGTTGATAGAGGTACAGATTATGAAGCTGAAATCAGCAAGATTGTTAATGATAGGGATGGTCCATATTGGAATAGATCGCATCCAGATCATGACAAAGTAGTTCAACAAGTATTTACTTTACGAACTATGCTCAATGGATAAAGAAGAATTAAAATTAGAAATACTTCGTATTGTTGTAGAGAGTGGATCAGAGAATCAAAAATCTAATCCCTTGCCAATCTGCGAAGAATATTATAAATGGGTTTGTAAGGCGAGTGAAAATTCGCCTAACAAAAGTAAGACAATTCGTAAGAACCTTACCGACAAGAAGGAATAGACTCTAGTCTAACAGACTTAAAATGCAAGAGAAGCCAGATTTTCTGATAACGTCTCTGTTTTGTTTTAACATTAACTTAACAATTAAGGAGACATAATATGTCAACTGAAATAACAAAAGCATTTGTAGAACAATACAGTTCAAACATACAAATGTTATCACAACAAAAAGGATCACTTTTAAGAGATAAAGTGAGACTTGAGTCTGTTACAGGGAAGAATGCTTTCTTCGACCAAATTGGTTCTGTAACTGCAACTGTAAGATCAACTAGACACTCAGACACTCCACAAGCAGATACTCCTCACTCAAGAAGAAGAGTTAGCTTGGTAGACTATGAGTTTGCAGATCTTGTAGACGATTTAGATAAAGTAAGAATGTTAGTAGATCCTACTTCTAGCTATGCACAAGCTGCTGCTTATGCAATGGGTAGAGCAATGGATGATGCTATCATTACTGCTGCACTTGGTTCATCTGACACAGGTGTTGCTGGTGGTACTGCTGTTGCATTACCTGCTGGTCAAAAAATCGTTGAAGCTGGAACTGCTGGTTTAACTGTTGCTAAATTAAGACAAGCAAAAGAAATCATCGATCTTGCTGACGTTGATCCTTCACTAAAAAGATACATCGTAGTATCTCCAAAACAGATCTCTGATCTATTAGGAACTACTGAAGTAACTTCAAGTGACTTCAACACAGTAAAAGCATTAGCTGCTGGAGATGTTAATACATTCCTTGGCTTTGATTTCTGTGTTTCTAACAGACTAGCAATCGCTACTAACAAAAGAAAATGTATCGCTTTCGTACAAGATGGTGTTGCATTAGCTGTTGGTAAAGATTCTACTGCTAGAATCGATGAAAGATCTGACAAAGGCTACGCAACTCAAGTTTACTATTCTGCTGCATTCGGTGCAACTAGAATGGAAGAAGCTAAAGTTGTAGAAGTACAGGCTCACGAAGCATAATAAATAGAATTTTAGGGGGTGGAAGCGAGAGTGGAAACCCCCTAGAGTGCATGAAACAAATAAAAGAATTAAAAACAGTATTACACTTTAAAAAGGGAGATCATGTCTACAGATATGTGTTGGTAGATAGATTTAAGAATGATGGTAAAAATCATTATGGTTTTGACACAAAAGAAGGTAGAACAACAGAAGAGATATTTGCGTTAGAAAAAGATAGACAAATCAGACGTAAGTATATTATAAGGAAGTAATATGGCATCAGTAGTAGATATTTGTAATGGAGCATTAAACCAACTTGGTGCATCAACAATATTATCACTTACAGAAGATTCAAAAAACGCAAGACTTTGTAACGCAAGATATTCACAAGTTAGAGATAGTTTATTTAGATCTCATCCCTGGAATTGTTTAATGAAAAGAGTTGAACTTGCAAAAGATACAGATACTCCTTCATGGGGTTTTAGTTATCAGTTTACTTTACCTGCTGATTGTTTGAGGGTTCTTACAATTTTAAATTATGATTAC